CCACAGGGCCTTGACGCCGGAGGCGGCAAGAGTTGCCGCAGCCAACCCCACGCCCGATAGGGCAATCAGTTCAGCGACTCCCACGGGCATAGGCGTGGCGGATGAACTCAGCCTAGGAAGGCTGGGTTATCAGAACGTGGCGGCGATGGCAGCCGGAGAGCTTCGCCTCATACCTTTCTGAACCCCCCTCGATAGGTTGGCGCCGCCGCAGCGCCCGTCCCCAGTCTGCCTGCGATACCTCCCAAGTAGGCAGCGGCTAACCGGCCGCCATTCCACGGTAGTGCGTGAACTCCTTCCAACGTATAGTATCCGGTTGCAACTGACTGGTAGAACGTAGAGCCTAGATCAATAACGTGAACCTTGGACTCACTAGGGTTTGCCGCGATATAGTTGGCCGCTCCTGTTGTGATGGGCGCTCGGTTTTCCCCGGCAAACGGAATCAGAAGAAAAATGTGCGCCTGCGATACGGCCCGTACAGCCGTCAGCCAGTTGGTCACCACTGAAGACGCAATACCGCTCGTGTCGTTGCGTCCGTGATTGACAACGATGTAATCATAGCCAGCGAAATCGCGTGTTACGCCGGACTTCGCAAGGTTCCATGAATTGATGAAATTTGGAAACCCTCCGTAGCCTGCAGCGCTCCATCCATTGCCAGACATGCCGCATTGGTCAAACTCAGCATTAAGGCCTACGCCCAGGTGGTGAGAATAGGAGGCTGTAGCAGCGCTATTTATCCCGGCCGCTGCCACAGTTGGGGCTCCGGTCCCAATGTTGGCGCCTTCTGTGATGGAGTCGCCAAAGATCACAGCTTTTTTCGGCCGTGCTGATGGCGCTGACAATACGCCGGTTCCACCAGTTGGTGAAAATGAGACGATCTTGAGCTGCTGCGCGTTTGCCCACGATCCCGCATTGCCTATGTCGTCTTTTGCTTGATAGATAATGTTCAGCTCATGGTCGCCAGCGGATAAAGATGAAATTGATATTGCGGTTTGGCCGGGTGACAACTTGACAGCCACTGGGCTCAAGTCGTTTACCTGATACAAAACCCACGGATAAGAACTGAGGCCCGCAGTGGACACGTTAATACTGATTGCAGTTCCATTAAAACGAAGTCGCATATAGCTTCCAGGCCAAACACTTTCGGCCGCCATAGCGCCGGCAGTGCCAGTCGCAACCCAATTCCTGGGACTTTTAATTATATTGGCATTATCGCAATAGAATGTTTGGTCAGCTGATGCGGTGACTGATAGGCTTGATGGGTTTGAAAGGCTGGCGTTGTTTGCGGTTGAAATGCTATAAGTGCCGGCTGATGCGGCTGTATATGTAAATGTTCCTGTAGCTACTGAGTTGCTTAGCGTAATAGAAGTCGGCGAAAAAGATCCACCGCTGCCGCCGTCTGAAGGAGTAATAACGACAGTTCCACTTTGTATTGGATTGTCAGTGCCAACAGTAAAGTTGGCCGATGGAACGCCAACAGTGCTGGCTGTCGGACCAGCCAGCGTTGTTGCTGTTGGGGGTAAAGCGCCCAGGGATCCCACGGTTCCATATTGAATCGATTCATACGCCGCGCCAGTTGTATCAGATGCAATAGCGAAGTCTTGAATACCCGCCGACCCCTTTGCAGCGTAAGATGACGAACTTACGGTTAGCACAGCTACTCTTGTTGCGCTATTAAACGTGCCGCCAGTGCTGAGCCACTGGTTGGTTGTTAAATCCTTAACGCTGCAAGTAAACGTGGTTCCATTTGCAGTACCTACGACTAAGTACGATCTTCCGGTAACATATGTGAAATTGAGCGTAGCGTTAAATGGTGCGCCAGTATTGGCCGCATCTGCAATACCTACAGTTCCAGTCCCCGCCGTTGCTGTTGTAAAGATCCTGCAGAGTACGGCATTAGTTGCACTTGTGGCCCGCACGCAAGCGGCCAAGCATTGATTAGCGGCAGTGCTTCTAAAAAAGCCCGTTACTGCAACTTCGTAATCGGCGGTTCCGACATCACCGGACCATACTGCAACGTCGGCGGTAGTTGTGCCTGCGCGATTGTGTCGGGTAAAACCAGTTGGCGAAACCACAAACTGAGCGGCATCACCGCCCCATGCGCCTCCTGCGTCGGGCGTATGGTTGCTGAGCAGGAACGGTGCACTTTCACCGCCGCCCCGGACAAAAGTATCAATTAAGAGCATGAAAACACCTCAGAGGATTAGCCAGGTGGCAAGGCTGGATGACCAGGCCAGTAGCACCGATTCTTTTATGGTTGCCGAATCAGCCACGATGCTGGAGCTGGCGCCGTCGAGGTTTGCGGTGATCGTGACGGCACCCGCGCCGAAGCGCTTGATCAGCAGCGACTGCCCGTTGCTAGAGCCGCTTGCCAGGGTCATCGTGACCGCGTTGGCTGCGTTGATGGCCGCCACGTGGTCAGTGGGGGATATTGCGCCGCTGGCGGTATATGTGTTGGTGATGGCGTATAGAGGTGAGCCACCGTCCAGCAACGCCGCGACCGCCGACAGCGGCGCGTCTCCCGTGTTGATCGGCGCGGCGGTGCCGCTGCCAGAGCCTGCGGCGGTGGCCACGAAATAGGCGCCAACCGTATTCGACGCCGCGCCAATCGCTGTAAAGCTGGTAGATCCTACGGTGACAATTTGATAGGCTTGCCCTACAACAAATACGCCGGCCGTTACTGCTGTGCCGATCCGATCCACCGCGATTCGATCGGTGCCCAGCACGCTGCCGTAGTCCGGCAGCTCGGAGATCGTCGTGTACGTGTCTGGCATGTCCTCAGGCTAGGAAGGCTGGGTCTGCAGGGCTCGGCCAGCGCCGCTGCGCAGCACCATGCCTGAGCCGGTGCGAAGCAGCCTGGATAGCAGGGGAATGGCCACAGCCACCGACCTCACCAACGGCACCCGGCAGAACGTGCCGTCGTCGAAGCGCTGCGGCTGGGTTTCGCACTTGTAGCTGACCCCATCCACCGTGATGGCGTCGCCATAGCCCAGGCTGCCGAAGGTGGCCGTCGGGACGGTCAGCAAATAATCAATGATCGTGATCTCGCCGCCGAGGATCAGCTCGCTGTTTTGATCGAGGATCCCCACGCCAGAAACGGCCCCGGCGACCACAGGGACGCCGAAGCCGTTGAGGTCGAGGAAGACGCTGAGATCCTCGGTGAAGGCCATCAGCTTTCAGCCTTCGCCTTGCGGGTCGGCTTGGGCTCAGGCGGCAGCTCGGTGGTGGCCTTGCCCAGGCGGACAAGGATCGCCGCGTCGTCGTCGCTCACGTCGTAGACGGCTCCAGCCTCAAGGGCCTGGCCGCTGGCGATGGTGTTGCGGGTGGCGAGGATCTTCATGTGGGAAAGGGGCGGCAGCGCCGCCCCGGTCAGGGTTGGGAGCCTGAGCCCCTATCAGCTGGTGGTCACGTCGAGGCAAGCGGCAAACGCTTTCGCGTCGCGCACCGCCACGTCGTAGGTCACGATGCCCCGGACGCTGGTGAGCGCTTTGGAGAAGTCGTCGCTGTCCTCACCCACGGTGATCTCGAGGCCGTTGCCCCAGAGGCCCACCATCGCCTGGCTGTAGTCGCCGATCAGCACCGCCGAGCAAGTGCCGCTGGTGCTGCCCTTGGTCAGGGTGGAAGGCACCTGGTTGGTGACGTAGATGGGGTAACCATTTACCACCGAAGGGGTGGCGCCGCGGCCGATGGCCAGCAGGTTGTCGTTCACCAGGAAAGGACCGTCGCTGGAGGATGAACCACCGGCGCGGAGCTTCTTCAGGTTGCCCATCACCTTGGCGTTGGTGATGTAGCTGACGGTGTTGCGATCAACCGGCACGTTGTCGATGGTGAGCTCGGTTTCGAGGTTCACCAAGGTCTCCAGGGTGATGGCGCCGCCGTTGGTGCCGATCGCCACCGAACCGATGCCGCTGGTCTGCATGATCCCGGTGGGCTGGCCGCTGGAGCCGGAGCCGTTGAGGATGCCCAGATCCATGGCGACGTTGATGCCGTCGATCAGGTCGGTGCGCACCAGCTGCTCGATGCCAGGGGTGGCCTGGAGCAGGGTCTGACGGCTGTACTTGGACAGCGCGGCCAGGTTCTTGGGCGAAAGGGTCACCTGGTCGAAGGTGGATTCCGACTGGGTGATGGCGGTGGTCTGGCTGCTCAGGTAGTAGGTCGAAGCCACACCGGAGCGGCGGGGAATCGCCACGTTGCCCTGCAGGCCGGGCATGGTGCGAACACCAGCGGCGAGCATCACCGAACGGTTGCGCAGGAACTCGATGAAGTCCTGATCCATCAGCTCGGTGGCCACCAGGTTGCCGCCGGTGCTGGCGCCGCTGGTGACGTAGGTGGCCCGGGTCAGAGCAGAGAAGGGGATGAAGAAGGCCCGCTCAGCCGAAGGGGCGCGGCCCATCGACTTGGCGACCTCGGCGCTCATCTCGCGCACCAGGCCGGCTTCGTAGGAGCTCCAGTCGCCAGACAGCGCGGCACGGATGCCGGCGGTGATGTTGAAGCGGCTGGCGTCGCGCTGGTCCATCTCAACCGGCTTGACGGTTTCTACGGCCCGGGCGTTGATCTTGTCGAGCACCGCTTCACGGGCTTCGTCGATGCTGCGGCCGTTTTCGATCAGGGTGGCGCCCAGATCCTTGAGGCCGTGGCGCTCGGTCAGGGCATTGATGCTGGCGATGCGGGTGCGCTCGGCGTTGGCGGCTTGTGCAGCCGCTTCCGCCCGCACCGCCTCGAGGTTGAGGTTGGTGTCTTCCATCGGGATAGGGGAAGGAGAAGGGGTCGGGGTTGCGGCTGGGGCCGCTCCATCGGTGTCGAGCTTTCGCCCGATGCCGATGGTTGGGTCGGCAGGGATGCCGACGACGGACACTTCGTAGGGTTGCCACGAAGTGGCGACGAAGTTGTCGCCGCGCTCCTCCATCTGATTGATGGAGTAGCCGACCGAGACATTCCGCAGAACGCCATCGGCCACGTCGGTCAGCACCTCTTGCGCGAACGCATTGCGGCTGAACTTGACCGACACCATGCCGCGCATCTTTTCGTTGTCGATCCAGGCGCGCTGGACGACGCCGATCACGCGCAATGGGTCATGGTTGAACAGGACCGGGGCGCCATCAGACAGGCGGCCCAGGTCAACGGCGCCGCGCTCATGGCTGAGCACTTCGTTGCCGAAGTAGCGCTGCACCGGGTATTCGCTGGAGAAGCTGAACTCCATCGTGCGCTCCTCGCTACTGATGGCAGCGCCATCCAGCGACGCCGCGCGGCGGTGGGTCTGGCCCTCCAGATCACGCATCAGTTCCATCGCTCACCTCGTCTTGGCTCAGGCTAGGAACTCCGGTCCCTTCACCCTCAGCGGTGTCCTCGGTGTCCTCGGTGGCTGGGTCAGTCGGCTCGACGTAGCCGCCTCCCATGTCATCGGCGGGGTTGGTGTCGAACTGGAGCTCCAGCTCCTGCGCCCGGTCCACTTCGGCCTTGCGTGCCAGCAGCAGCTCCTCGAGGTCGCCGCCCTGCTCGGCCACCACCTGGGCCTGCGTCTTGGTGCCGGAGCGGATGGCCATCTTGTCGGCCTCCGCGTCTTTGAGCGGATCGATGTAGGCCCAGCCCCGGGCCATCCAGCGGCAGGCGCTGAAGCGATCGGGCGCCAGGTCATAGCCCGGCAACCTGAGCTCACCACTCAGCACGGCCATCTCCAGCCAGCGCTCAAAGATCGGGGTCAGCAGCTCGTCGATCAGGTATTGCTGCAGCACCTTCCAGCAGTCGCGGTCTTCGATCTGCGCCAAGCGGGAGCTGCTGTAGTTGCTCTGGCTGTAATCGCTCGACAGCGCCGCATAGTTCACGCCCACGCCCGAGGCGAACGCCCGCAGCATCCCGCGCACGAATGGCTCGAGCTGGCCATCTGGCGCGTTGATCTGCGGCACCTCAACGGACTGGCCCGGAAACAGCGTCTTGAACATGCCCGGCTCAAAGGTGGTGACGTGCTCGCCGTCGATCACCTCCTCGCCGTAGGTGTCGCCAGCGCCATCGGGGCTGGTGATGAACCCCATCAGCGCCGAGGCCGCCCGGGCCCGCACCAGCGCCGCCTGCTCGTAGCCGGCCAGGTGGTGGAGCCGCTGAATCCCAGCGGCGAACCACGAAACGCCACGGGTCTGCTGCGGGCGCTCGGGGGTGAACAGGTGCAGCACCTCCGCAGCTGGCACCAGCAGATGCCGGGAGCTGGGGTTGCTGCCGCCCAGGGCCGTGTCGCCGGGGTGCTTTGTCAGGAACGCATAGGTGACCGGGCGCCCAAAGCGATCCACCTCCACGCCCATGCGCCATTCGTTGCCCGGCACCGTGCTGCCGCCGGTGTAGTTCTCGTCGAGCTGGTCCGACTCAAACACCTGCAGCGCCAGCGGCACCCGGCCACCGCCGAAAGCTTGCGGCACCAGGCGGATCAGGATCTCGCCCGATTCGACCATGGCGCCCATGGCCATGCGCTCGATCTGGTGAAGGTTCAGGCGGCCGGCAACGTCACAGGTGGCCTTGCGGGTCCACTTTGCCCAGGCCGCTTCGATCTGATCATTCACCACCTGATCCAGCCGGCCGCCGCCGCGCTGCATCCGAACCTGCATCTGCAGCCGGATACCGGTGCCAACCACGTTGTTGGTTACCAGGCTCTTGGCCCGCTTGGCGTAGTCGTTGTCCCGCACCAGTTGGCGGGCGCGGTTGCGCAGCCTGCTGATGCTGCCCTTGATCTCGCTGTCGGCGCTGCTGCCGCCGCTCACCCAGTCGGCCGTGAGCCGCGACACCGTGGCACCGGCATAAGCGCGGCGCCTGGGTGGCTCGGCCATTGCGGGCTTGCGCAGGCCCAGCCGTTCACGAATCGAGAAACCCAGTCCGAACGCCATCAGCCAAACCTCACGAACAGATTGCGCGGATCGCCCAGGCCGTTGGCCATCCGCTGCGCCGCGTCCTCCTTGGCCACGTCGGCCTTGAGGCGGTTCTCCAGTTCGATCAGCTCAGCCAGGCTGAACCGCTCCAGCTGGCGGCTGCCGATGGTGTAGCGCTTCACGGCGCCGCCGCTGATCAGGCTGCGGATGGCAGCCTGCACCGCGTCGAGATCCTGCCGGGCCTGGCTGCGGCCATCGAAGGCGGCGGGGGCGCCGGTGTAATTCAGGGCCGGCAGCACCGTGAGCGATCCGCTGCCGGCGGTGATTGCCTGCGCGCCGCTGGTGGCTCGGGCCTGCCAGTAGTAGGCGCCGGCCGCCAGCGTGGCTGAATTGGTGGCGCTGATCGTCGTTTCCCAGCCGCTGCCGTAGGCGGTGCTGGCCACCGTCAACCCGGCGCCAGCGGTGGCTGATCGCAGGAAGTACGACAGCGACCAAGCCGCGCTGGTGACGGCATTGCCCAGGCTGTCGGCGGTGGCACCATCGCGCCAGCTCACCGTGTCGCCGGCGCGGAATGTCGCGGGGATCGTCATAGGCTCAGGCTAGGAAGCCCGGTTTCACCAGTTCGTGAGGAAGGACGACTGTGGCGGCGCGGGCCTGGCCTGGCGCTGCGGGGCGGCTGGCTTGGCCAGGCTGGCCTCGAGCTGGTCCCACA